TGTCGGATACGCTCGTCGGCCTGCTGATATTTTACGATATGCTGAAATTTAAACATCTTGTTTCCTTTGTCGTCGTTGCCATTCTTGCGCTACTTCCTCGAGGTATGCGCGGGCTATGTTGTGATCCCGGCCCCGAAATCCTGACTCAAAGTCTCGCAGGCGATGATCCGTCCAGGCAGCCATATCCTTGCGAAGATCTTTGGTGTGCAACTGCCACACGATGTTTTGAGTCAAGGGATTGAACAAGATTCAGTCCGGAGCATAGAACTCGCGATCCGCTTGTTCCAACTGCTCGATATAGGCCATCACAGCCGGCACCGACAAGTTGAACTGTTCGGCAATCTGCTCCACGGTGGCACCTTGGAACAATGCCTCTTCGATGTCAATGGCCAAGTTTGAAAAATATCCCATTTGCTAACTCCTTTGTTTTTAATCTAATCAACCCCAGTCCTTGAAATCACCCGACTCCTCTTGATCCCGATAGCCTGCTGTATAGGCCGTGATCTCGTCTGCGGTCATATCTTTCAGTTCCACACGATCGCTGGAGTAAGTATCACCTTTGAAATAGTGAGGATCGTAGGATCTGCGATAGTAAGCATCGGCTGATCCACGGTCATATGCTCCGCCGGTGAGGATCGTAGGATCTGCGATAGTAAGCATCGGCTGATCCACGGTCATATGCTCCGCCGTGGCGGGTGTCGTATTGTGTTAAAGTTTGGTTCATTGTGTTTTCCTTTCACGAGTATCAGTATTCAGGTTAGGACGCAGTTCGCGTATCAGAGCACGTTCTACCGAATGTGCTTCACTCTTGCCACGCACCACTGCCACGATCGAGTAAGCAAAAGCACCAGGGCCACGATCACGCAAGGCTTCGTACAAGGCCCAGGATTTATCTTCTGAACGGCTACGATACAGATGCTTGTTCATACGAACACGCACACTCTTGAGCACAGTTGACTCAGTCTTGGCAGTGACACCAATGTAGAAGTCTGTGCCCGACACGATCTTGTAAACGATGTGGGTGCGATCTGAGCGTTTTTTGCGGGGTGCTTTTTTACTGTCCATAAGCATATTATAGCAAAACACGATTTTTTGGTCAAGTACAAAAAACTAAAGGTAAGTGAGCGCTAACCTAGCAAAATACAGTGGTTAGCGCACACTTACCTGGGCTAGATCAAGTGATTCGTCGGCCCATCTAGCAGGACCGCAGAAAGTGGGCGAGTAGGAAATATCCACAAACACCGGGCTACTCGGGACTCGAAAGTCTTGACCCTTCAACATCACTCACGCTGGTTAAATGACCCCGGTGCGCAATTGTTACCATTAGTATAGCAAAATGGTATTTTTTGGTCAACCGCTAACTGCGGGCAAGACTTTCTAGGTATCGGCTCATGTTGCCGTGTAGCAAGGCCATTACTGCTTCTCGACTGCCAAACAGATGTATGCGATCTCGCTCGATGAAATAAGGAGTGGTCAACTTGCGATCTAGGTCAAGGATAAACTGTTTGTTGATTTCTTTTTTATCCAAGTTGATGCTGTAGCTTTCCAGTTCAAGATCTCGTTTGAGCACTTTCCAACCTTCTTGTGTGAGCCGGAGTCCACCCGTGGCACGCACATTGCACCACCAAATCAGTTGTGCCTGCTCAAGGTTATAACCGGGTTCTGGGATTTTTTCGTACAGCGTTTGAGTCAGTAGATCTTTATTTTTCATCTCTAAAGATGAGATCACCTGAGTTCATGAGTACCACTGTGAACTTGTCTGTGTGAAACTGTTGATTCAGTTTCTTGGCCAAATTGATGGCGTGACCTGAGTTGGGAAAACTTGTTTTGCGATATCTTGGACCAACATCGTTGGTGAGACTGTGACTGCTTTTGAGACTGATAGGTTTGCCATCATAGAACACAGCCCAGATACCTTCGCTGCTGAGTACCTGATCGCATTTGTAGGTAGCTTTGCTGGTCTGCTCTAACAAGACTTTGGGTTTGGGTCTGCTCATATGTTTATTTATCAAATAAACCGCGCGGTTTATTCTTTGCTATTTTTTAAAACCGCCACCTGATATGGCTGTGGGAAACTCCACTGTGGTCACGGCTGGTATGGTTTGTTGGCTGTCTAACAACAGTTTGGTAATGTCCGAGGCAAGGTTTTGTACTTCTTGTGCGGTAAACACCACTGGCCTTCCTGAAGTCATGTCTGTGCTACGAACACGATCCATGAATCTGCGTATGTGTAGGTACCTGGTATCATCAGCCACAAGCAGACTCGGCTTCTTGCTGGCTATGGAATGGTCCTTGATATTCGTAACGCTGTATCAAGATTACTTTGGGATTGCGTATCACTTCAAAGTCTGCAGTCTGTCTCACAGCATACCAACCTGCGGCATACCATGATCGGCTTTTGTCTGTCTTGGTAAAGATTGGCAGTGACCGTTTGACGTCCCACACAGGATTGTATGCTCGGCAGCCAACATCAAAGCCATACACTTCACGTGTATTTTTCTTGACCCGGGCTGGTTTGATCTTGTCCGCGAATTGAAACGGAATGCTTTTCCTGATGCTGGCTATGTTCTTGTGTATGGTATAGGCGTTGTCAAACAACACACGATACTGTCCATCGTTTTCTTGTTCGATGTTGCCACGTTTGCCTGACTCGTCGGTCAAGATCCAAAACTTTTTATCAATGATGGGTTTGGCTATTAGGTTGGTCACGCTGTCTCCTTTGCTTGATTTGTTTTTGCTTGTTGTGTCTTGAAATTCTTTTCTGCTATCTCGTAGTGATGGTCGCACAACACACGAAGCCATCCTATGTTTTCTCTCTTGTGCCCGGGTGTGCCGCAGTGTTCGCAGGTGTATCTGCACAGCCTTTCTGCTAGGTTGACCAAGGGTGTCAAGTCATTGTGTAAATGGTCTGCATAGTATCTGAGATCACCAAACTTTTCTTTGACCTGCACCAAGTGTGGATACACATAGGCCTCGGGCACAGGTTGATATTCGGCATCCAACAAAGACTGTACCACTTTTCTTTCGATCATTTCTGTACCAGGGCGTATGCGATTGTAGTAGATTCGGGTAAAATAATATTCCAACCCACGACTGTCTCCGGCCAGGCCACGAGCCAGTGCGCGATTGTATCTCAGCACATTGGCACGTTGCAGTCTGCGTTCACTCACAGTGGAATAAATCTCAGCGGTAACTTGATCAATGATCCGTGCCCATCCAGGTCCAGTTTCCAAGTAAAAAGTTTCATCTACCATTTTGGGGTACTTGGCCTGGAACACAGTGTGTTCAACATTGTGGTCAATCATTGAGCACTCCGCTGTAGGTTTCGTTGAGCCAACGGCTGTATTGTTCGGCCTGCTCGGATATTTTCACTAGTTCGTA